CGCGTGACGATCGAGCTCGAGCGCCGGCAGCCCCCGGGTCTACTCGAGACGGCGGCGCTGCAGCCGCTCGCGATCCCGCTCGAGGACCCGAAGCGCGACCGCTACATATCGCGCGGCGTCGTGATCGCGCGGGAGCTCGGCGGCGAGATTGACCCGACACCGGAACCGGGCGCCGTCGCTGCACGGCGGCGCCGCGGTCCGGTGCGCGTCGACGTTGGCTAGGCGCCGGCAACCCCCGCCGCCCCGCTGGCAAACCCCGCTCCCGGCCTATGACGGCTCGTGGGGTCCGTACGTCATCGACTACGCACGGCGCGAGCTCCGCGTCGAGCTCGACATATGGCAACGGCGCGCGATTAACCGCGCGCTCGCGACGCTCGACGGTCGGCTCGTGCACCGGATCTATCTCACGAGCGCCGGCCGCCAGAACGGGAAAACCGTGCTCGTGCGCTCCCTGGTCGGCTCGACCCTGGTCGACGACGCGATGCCGGCATCGTGGGAGACGATCCTAGGTCTCGCGCACGATCGAGCGCAGGCGCGCATCCCGTACGAGGCGGTGCTGGCCGATCTCGAGCCGATCCGGGTCCGGGTCCGGCGCGGGCTGCACCCGACCAGGTATCTCGGCATCCGGTCCGACCTGCACGGGCTGCACCGCAAGTACACGACCGGCAGCCGAGAGGCGCGCGACGCGATCCGGTCCCTGTCGGTCGATCTCGGCGTGTTCGACGAGATCCGCACGCAGCGCGGCTATGACACATGGGCGGCGCTCGAGCCGACGACGCGAGCTCGACCCGAGCCGCTTATCTACGGGATCTCGAGCGCCGGCGACGATCGGTCGGTGCTGCTCCGGGACATGTGGGAGCGCGGCGTACGCATCATCGCCGGCGCCGAGCCGGCTCGAGGGTTCGGTATGACCTGGTACGCGGCGCCCGACGACGAACCGCCCGACAGCCGCGCCGCGATCCTAGCCGCGAACCCGGCGGTCGCCGAGGGGCGCGTTCCGTTCGAACCGGTCGCCGCGTCGTTTCATTCGCTGCCGGCGGTGCAGTACCGGCAGGAGACGCTAAACCTATGGTCCGAAGGGGGCGACGAGATCCTGCCGCCGGGAGTGTGGCGCGATCAGACCGCGCCGCAGCCGGCGCGCAAGGCCGGCCGGCTCGTGCTCGCCGTCGATGCGTCGCCGACGTGGCGCCGCGCGACGATCGCCGTCGTGTTCGAGACCGGCCGCGGCTCGTCATGGCTCGGCGTCGCGGGCGATCTCGACGCGACCCTGCTCGGGCTGCAGACACTCGAGCCGCGCCGCGTGCAGGACGAGATCGCTCGACTGTGCCGGGAATGGCGGCCCGACGCGCTCGCGTGGCTCGGGACGGCCGCGGTCGCGCCGTACGCGAAAGCAGCCGGCGAGCTCCGCCACGTTCGGCAGCTCGTGCCGCTCACGGCGACGAACCTGCGCGCGGCGTCGGCGATGTGGCGCTCGGAGCTCGTCGCCGGCCGGCTAACGCACGAGGACGACGCGCTACTGCGGCAACAGCTCCGGGTCTCGAGACCGTCGACGCCGATCGACGCCGGCGAATGGTATCTATCGACCAGGGAATCGCTCGGCGACATCGACGCGATCCGCGCCGCCGCGTTCGCGGCGTGGGCTGCGCTCGCGCCCGAGGCGCGGCGCGTGGCGCAGGTTTTCTAGCACCGGCAGTACGAACGGGCGCGAAACCCGCTCGCGCCCGTCCTGGTCGATCCTAGCGCCGAACCGATACGCCCGAAATGGGGGATTGACTGTCACTGTGACAGTCTCGATACTGCCGGTCGATGGGGCTCGTCGACAGACTGCTAGGACGCTCGTCGGGAGTCGTCGCCAACACACTTACGCCGACGATTCAGGTCGTAACCCCGGTCCCGTACGTCTCGAGCTCGAGCATTCTCGGGCTGTCGGCCGTGTGGCGGTGCGTAACCCTGATCGCCGACGTCATCGCCGACATGCCTTGGCAAGAATGGACCGGGCTCGAGACCGATAGCGCGTCGCTGCTCCCGAGCTCGCGCCTGGTCCGAAAACCGTTCGCGCTCCGGTCGCGCCGCTGGTGGACATGGCGGATCGCAGCGACCGAAGCGCTGTACTCGACCGCGTACTGCCTGCACGTCGGCGGCTATGATTCCGCCGGCGCCCCCTGGTCCCTGCTCCCCGTTCCGCCGGCAGTCATCGCGCCCCGGACCCCCATCGACCCGTGGGGGCTGTCATTCCCCGCCGAGTACATCGTCGGCGGCCTGGTCGTCCCCGATTGGCAAGTCTCGATCATCGAGCGCGCGCCGTTCCCGGGGATCTCGACGCAGCTGCAGGGTCTGCTGGACGTCGCGCGCATGCAATTCGGCGCGATGCTCGCCGCCGACACGTACACGGCGCGCTATTGGAACAACGGCGGATCTCCGCGCTATCAGGTCGCCGTCGACGAGTACATCGATGACCCCGAGGCGGAACGGATCTCGCAGCGCGTCGCCGATCGTATGGCGATGGGGCGCCCGCTCGTGTTCGGGCAGGGTGGAAAGCTCGAGGAGCTCGGCGCCGACCCGCTCAGCGCGTCGGCGACCGAAGCGCGTCGGGAGATTAACGCCGAGGTCGGGCGGTATTTCGGCGTCCCGACTCGCATCCTGAACGCGCCCGCCGGCGACAGCGAGACGTATTCGAACGTCGAGAACGACGCGATCGACCTGCTGCGCTACACGCTGCGCGGCTATATGGGACCGATCGAGGACGCGATCAGTGATCAGCTCCCCGGCGATGCGATCTCGGGCCGGCGCATGCTCATGCAGCCCGAGCGGTTCCTGCAGGGCGATCTCGCGAGTCGCTCGACCGCGTACTCGACCCTGGTCGGCGGCGCCGCGATCCTCAGCGTCGACGAGGCGCGCCGGCGGGGGTTCCAATTGCCGCCGATCTCGAGCGCGGAGCAGGCGGCGACGACCGCAGCGAACCCGAACGTCGCGGCGGCGACGGTCAACGTTCAGACGACCGGCGCGCCCGCGCCGGCGCCGGCAGGAGGTTAGAACGATGGCGAAGCCAATCAACGACGAGCTCGAGAAGGCCGCCGACGAGGCGAGCGCGAACGCGCAGAAGGCCGCGGACGACGAGACCGGAACCGCGTTCACGAACCGCGACAGCGGCGACGCCGCCGGCGCCGTCACGAACGCCGGCGAGTCCGCTGGCGAAAAGGCGGCCCGCGATGCGGAGCTCGCGCGGCAGCAGGCGATCGTCGATGCGGTCGCGCAGGCGCACGCCGACGAGCTGCCGAAGCTCGGCGGCCCGAACCTGAACCCCGGTGCCTAAGCATCCCGACGACGCCGCGCCGGCGGTCGGCGCGGTGTCCGTTCAGCTCCGCGCGGATCTGCCGAGCGTCGTCGACTCGGCGGCCGTGCACGCCGCATATCTCGAGCTCGTCGCGGCGCTCGAGGCGGCCGGCGCGGTCGGGTCGGTCATTCTCACCGGCTCGACCGACGCCGCAGAGGCATTCACGTACACGGCGCCCGTGCCGGCACCCCCGCCGGCGGATCTCGAGGCGCCGTAATGGCCGGCGAGCTGCTCGAGCGTCATTTCGACGTCGAGCTGACGCGCGCCGCGAGCTCCGGCGAGCGCGAGCGCGTGATCGAGGGTCGGATCGTCCCGTTCGGCGAGGTGACGACCGTGCGCGACTCCCCCGGCGCGCCGGCGTATCGGGAGACGATCGCGCGGAGCGCGCTCGAGGGAATCAACCCGGCGAACGTCCTGTTCGATTTCGTGACGGACCCGCCGGCCGGATACAACAGTCACGAGGGGTCGCGCCTGGTCGGGCGCGCGCTCGGGATCGACGTTCGCGATGACGGCGCGTATGGGTCATTCCTGGTCGCGCGGACCGCGGCCGGCGACGACCTGCTCGGCCTAGCCGACGCCGGCGTGCTGCGCGGGCTGTCGATGCACTTCCGTCCCGTGGCCGACCGCCGTCGTGACGACGGCGTGATCGAGCGTACGGCTATCAACGTCCGTCGAGTGACGGCGGTCCCCACTGGCGCCTACCAGGGCGCCACCATTTCGGCCGTTCGATCGGCATCGGAGGAGAACATGGCGGAGCAGACAGCCCCCGTCGCCGACGCCGGCGACACGACCGAGGAGGAGACGCCGGCAACGGCGACGCCGGCGCCGGCCGGCGCCGATCGCCCGAACCGGACCCGCGTCACGGTCGACGTCGAGCGCGCCGCGCTCGAGCGCGCGGCTATCGAGCAGATC